TGGTGCCGATAATAGGAGTCGAACCTACGACCTTCGCATTACGAATTCTAAGAACCACATTATAAACCAGTAACTTACCGCACCACTCGGCGCTCACACGTCCCAATACACGGAAAGTTACGGTAACTGACTGAAGGCAACCTTTGGTCACCAGTCCCAAATCTGTCCCAGAGAATTACCGCAGGCCACTCATGGGTGATCTGCGATAGTGCTCTTCTTTCCACCACACTGAAGATCAATAGCTGATCAGAAGCTTCTCAAATGCTATGCTCTCTCGGATTTTTTCTAATTACTAAAATGGATTAACAATGAGCGTTTTCTCTTCGACTGCAAAAACGAACTCATCAAACTATCAGCCCGGAGTTGACGGACTAAGAGCAGTAGCCGTCATGCTTGTTCTTCTTTTCCATGTGGGTTTTTCACAGGTCTCTGGCGGGTTTGTTGGCGTTGACGTTTTCTTTGTTATTTCTGGCTATTTGATTACTGGAATAATTTACAATGCCGCATCAGAAAATAGATTCTCTTACATAGGATTTATGGGTGCGAGGATAGCCAGACTATACCCAGCATTAATATTTACACTTATAGTAACGTTCATATTCTGTTTCTTGTTATACTCGCCATCAGATTTTACAAGAGTTGCAAAATCAGGATTATACGCACTGGCATCTGCATCAAATATTTATTTTTCAAATTCTGCTGGGTATTTTGATACATCACAGGAAACAAACCCTCTTCTACATACATGGTCACTTGCTGTTGAGCAGCAATTTTATCTTATATGGCCTATTCTTATAGTTGCATCAGTAAAGTTTGCTAAAAAATTAACAAGCTTAGTTATAGCTGTCATTGCTATTATTTCTTTGATTGCATCTCAATGGGCTATAACAAACATGCAGGTAGAGGCTTACTACCTTATGCCTTTCAGGGTATTTGAGCTAGGGTTCGGTGGGGTCGCTTTCTTCATTTCTAAGAAGGTAAAATTAAGCGAAAAGTACAAAGAGATCATGATGTTTGCAGGATTATTGATGATAGTAATCCCTGCATTCACATACTCATCAATGACACCTTTCCCTGGCATTAATGCAATGCTTCCAGTTGCTGGCGCAGTTTTGTGCATTTTGTCTCATGATGCTAAATATTGCGGGTTTGTAATAAATAACAGAGCTAGCGTTGGCGTCGGGTTAATATCATACTCTGTTTATTTGATTCACTGGCCTATAATTATATTCTTTAAGTATTGGTCATCCAAAGAACCATCAATATCAGATAAGTTTTTAATAATTGCTTCATCTTTGTTTGTTGGGTATCTTATGTATGTTTTTATTGAAAATAGATTCAGAAAAATAAAGATATTCAGCTTTAATAAAAATTCTTATTTATTCTATGCTTTTTCTTTTGCCATTTTGTTTTCATTTTCGTTTTCTTTATTAAAAAACGGGATTCCAAGTAGAATAACGGACAAGTCAGCATTTGGTTTTGTTGATGATAAAACATTCCACAATCAAAATTTTGGCGGTGGAGATACTCCTCAGGGAGAGGTTATCCTTGGAGATAAGTCATCATCACCTAGCATTATAATTGTTGGTGATAGCCTTGCTAGACAATACTCACTTTCAGTTTCAGAGAAAATGAAATCAATGGGTAGATCTGCTATTGGTTTTTTTGCTGATGGTTGCTTTATGTCAAAAGAGTACACTAGATTATGGAAAGGAAATCCAGGGTTAGAGTGCTTTAACAACTATAATAACTTCATAAAATACGCATCATCACATGACATACCTGTTTTCTACGCTCAGAGATGGATAGGTTATAGGGATCTTATTGGTGATGTCTCTGCTAATAAAGTTAAATTTGAAACAGATGATGATTATGCAAGCTTTATAGTTAAAAATATAGATGATATTTCATCAAAAATAAAAGGGAAGATGTATGTCGCCCTAGGAACTAGCGGAACGGATAGCATTGGAGGAGCGGTTAGTTGCATACTTAGGCCATCATATGTATACCAACCATGCAGAGACATGCTATCTAAAAAGATAGAAGGATCAGAGTTTAATTCAATAAATAAGCTCATAGAAAAAAAGCTTTTGAAAAATAAAAATGTTAAAACAATAAATATTAATGATTACATATGCCATGATGGCTTATGCCCAGCAGTAGATGCAGATGGTAATGTAATATACTCAGATACGGTACACTTCACAAAATACGCATCTGAAAAAGTTTGGAGTGAAATAATGAAAAACTATAATTTATACTGAAAAAATAGCCCACCTAGATGGTGGGCTTAACCTTTAAAGCAAGTTTGCGGTTATTGCTGTAATCATATATTCCACCTTCGTCGGTGGTGTAGATGTTGACAGGTAAGGCTTGTTTGCAACTAACTGCATCGTGTTCGCTGAAGTCCATTGCAATTTAAATACATACTGGCCTTTTGCTGGGTCATTACTATCACGATCAAATCTTGAGTCAAGACATGGTAGAGAAGCTTGAGCATCGTGAAGACCTGAGGATATCATGAACACCTGTCTATTGGTTAAGTCGGCGCTACTTGTAACAACTGTCAAAACATAAAGAGATTTTGTGTTATTACTAGGAATATCAAATGTTTGAAGAAGATTAACATAAAGCGTAGATCCATTAGCCTGAGCTGGTATAGCTTGCGTTACTTTTGCTGATGGGGTGTTATTAAAGTTAGTTCCTGAACCAACATAATTCCCAGCGCCAACCATTTGCGACTGCATTCTATAAATATCATTACCATCAAATTGAGATGATGCAATATAGTTTCCAGTCCAAACATTCCTCATGTTTGCTTTTCTATTCGAAAATATTTGTGGATTTCCACCAAGCAGCGTATTCCCTGTGAGGGTGCAAGCTTCAATTTCAGATGTATTTATTGACTGGACTCTTATATCCTTGCTTATTGCACCTGTTATAATATTTATTGTATTGTTTGACACCGTGCACAATCTTGGTGGTAGTCCTCCATAGTTAGGTGTGTTTATATCATCACCCTCCCTAAAATATATTCCCGTGAATGGCCTTTGAGATGATGGTGTGTCAGCTCCTTCGTAATAAATCACATTACCGCTTACAGATAATTGTGGTGACAATAGCCACATACCATAATCCATCAATGGGTTTTTAGAAAAATGCATCACGTTATTACTTATTACACTTCTCCCACCCTCGCCAATCCTGTTTCCTCCAGATATTCTAAGCGTCTCCAACTTAAAGCTAATATTTTTAAATCTATTATTAGAAAAGGTAACTTCCATACCACCAGTGAAAGTATCTACTTCTGAGAAACTCTCGGTATTTCTATTTTTGAACATGTTTCCACAGGATGAACCACCAATTGTAGATCCTCCTATTTTGACTATATCCATGTTGTATCCGGATTGCATGAATACATCAAATGAGTTATTGGTTATGTTCCACATTGGAGCTCTCTTAACTCCTATGTTTACTGATGTAGATGACTCTCCAATAATTGATAAATATGCTTTAGCTCTATTATCTGGGATTCCGATACCAGAAACATAGGTATCAGTAAGATCATCAGAAACTACCCAGTTCCCATCGATATTTAAATAGTTAGAGTTTTTCTCGCAATTAACAAGTAGGTACGCTATCCCACAGTTAAAGCTTTGGGTGTCCTTAATGACTACTCGTGATGGAAAGTTTTCTCTCCCATCAGGGTAGTCGTTAAAAACAATCTGAGGTCTATCTGTATGATATGAGCTAGCACTGTATTTCCCACCATGTAGCTCAAACGAATCAGCGCCCAACGGATGGAAAATGTAGTCAACGGCATTGAAGGTAAACTCACCATTACTTGCGTCAATAACCAAGTCATCAGGCACTGTGATTGGCGTTGTTATGTCATATGTCCCACTCGCGACTAATTTTAATTTATTAGCTGCTGCGTAGTTAACTGCTGCTTGTAATTTCTCTGAAGCATTAGCACCTGAGAACATCTCCGGCGTTACCCACTTCATAGCATCCTGAAGAGTTCCATGTGGCATTACGCCGATCATCGAGGCCCCAGAGGTTGATGCTAGTGAATTACGTAATACAACGTCACCGACTACCGACCAAGCCCCACTTCCAATCCCGCCAGTGTCTTCTGGTGAAGAGTTTTCTGGGACCACTTTTCCATATGTCCCAGTCCAGTAGTAATATGCATTACTTGCTTGGTCGTAGATGAAGTCTTTTGTTGATGTCAGTGTTGCTCCTGCAGCAAAGCTATATGCTCCTGATATTTTATTCTGAACATCAGTTGCAACCTCTTCAAGCGTTCCATACGGAGAGCCGATAAGCAAGGAGCCACTATCTTCGGCTAACTCATTCAAAACATCAGCAGCCGAACCAGATGCAGGAGTCGCTAACGAAACATTGCCACCAACGTCAAAAGTTATGACTTTACCTGCTCTTTGGTCTTTATTTGGTAGAGGGGTGAGGTCAACGTCAGATACGCGCAATGTTTTGCTCACTGCGCCGCTAGCGATACCCGCGCTTTCTTCTGCACTCTGTGCGCTCTGAGACGCCGAAGCTGCTGAACTGGAGGCAGCGTTCGCATATGCCTCGGCATTACCTTCACTTGTTAGCGCGCTATTTGCTGAGTCTTGAGCAGATGATGCATTTCCCGCAGCTCCATTTTCATATTCTCTCGCCAAACCTGCTGATTGAGCAGCGGAGTTTTTGGAATCTAGTGCGCTCTCGGCATACTCTTTCGCCTGATCCGTGTATTCAGGGGCCTTTCTAGCTTGGTCTGTATATTCCTTACATTGTGCCGCGGCTACCTCTGCAATAGAGGCATATTTTTGTGCTTGTTTAGTTTCAGAGAATGACATTATTTAGCCTCAGTATTTAACACAGAATAGAAACGAATTATTTCTCGGGCGGGAATATCCAAAATATTGATTTCCGCGCGATTGAGACTCACCGTTTACTGTTGATATTTGATATGTTTCTGACCCACCAAGATCGAGCCCAAGGGCTCTTTTATCTGCCACGTTTGATGACGCAACGGTTACTGTTCCTACCCCATCGTCTCCGACTATTACCGAACCTTTTTGCCATGAGCCAAATACACGCCCTGCATCAACTCCCCGCCCAGCATCAAATCCACGAATGAACTCACCACGCATATCAGGAAGGTTAAATGTTGTGCTTCCATTTCCTGATCCGTATAGAGTTCCTATTCTTGAAAAGAGCCTAGCGTATGTCGTTCGGCTAACAGGTGAGCCATCCGCAACAAGCCATCCCTCTGGGGCACTATTCATAATGAATGAGGCAATCATTCCAACCATGTCGTTATTAGGATTGTATGTTTCATCACTAATATTTACACCATCACAGAAAATCCGCGAAACTAGACCGGGTATAACAATAACCCCATTACCTGCTGACGTCTTACATGTGATATTAAAATTACCCGTACAGTTGTTATGAACAACCCACGACTTTATCCAAGCAGGGAAAATAAGATTTACATTTGAGGTTAACGTTCCTGAAAGGATTATCCTGTCCTTTGCTGCCTGCAAAGATGACATAACAACACTGTTTGATGTTATTGATATCTGACTTACCCCATAATTATTTATAGGAACCCATCCTGTTGTTTTTCCATTTGGTGATTCAGGCTGCGTTGTATTCCCTTCGTTTAAATTAAGCCATTGCCCTGTTTTAGGTGAACTTGGAACTATTGCGCCTTTTGGGTAACCATTAATAGCATCAGAAAAGTCTTGGTTAAACGGGTATGTCATCCCTGCGTTATACCATTGCTGCTGCAGGGTGACTGAATAAAGAACCCCGTTCATATCCATCCCTGATGGTGGTATGCCACCTGCACTCAATGGTTGCATAGTTATTGGTGGAAAGCCTCTGTTAAAAGTAGCAACACCATTACTGTCAGTTGATTGAGTTGATTCAGTTGGGATCGTATTCTTATCCCCGTTAACACCAAAGGCCTTAACTATCCTAGGTGGGGTATTTGAAGAGTTCATGCTATACCTGCTGGACAATGTTTACAGTCACCCCTACAGGGGAAGGAAGTGCGCCTGAGCTTTGCACAATTGCAAGCTCTGCTGTTGAAAGTGAAAACTCAAAAACATAGCTCATCACCATCTCACCATCATTCCTGACGTAGCATCTGCCTCTTTCACCAAACATAAACATTAATAACTTGTTCATATTTGATATGGTGCAATCAGAAATGTTTGCTGCAGCCTTCATCATAATTAGCTTTCTATAAACATCATTTGATAATGAGACTGTAGATGTGAGTTGGTTACCGTTATAAAACGGAGCCTGATTAAAAGGCTGAGGATCATCTATTAATGGAACCTGAGATTTTGCCTCACCAAATCCGAAGTAAATTTTATTTTCTGTTACCGTGAGCAATCTACTAACTACAACAATTTTCCCCCACACATCCAGACCATAAGTGCCGCATGTTTCTATATTCCAGATCATGTCGTAGAAATCATCAATGAAACCATCAATACCAACTGCTTCATTGAACGAGTAGATCATCGATTTTAATTTTGGGCTATCTGCATATTGAGTAAGTATTGTATCGGCAACATTTATCATGTGAGAGTCACCGTTATATTTGAAGCGTCTAATGTTGGAACTTCATCAATACCGAATGAGAGCGATGTTGAGAATGTCGTCCCATCTCGGCTTAATGTTATGCCATAGATATCGACGTTTTCAGGGTCAATAGCCGTCACGCCAGCATAATAACGACCTGCGTATATTGTTGATCCGATCCTAGCTCTGGTTCCACCGTCCTCGCCATTAAATGCTGCAAGGACGGCGGACTGAACTCTCACAGAGATATCACTCGGCATGAAGTTATTGTCAGCAAGCTCAACTTTTACGTACACATTTACCGCTGTAGGCGTTTGCCACTTAATCTCATAGTCTGGATAGGGTTGCACATAGTTAACGTCGTCATAGACCGTATACGACGTATTACCCATCATGGATGGCCCCGGATTTAGCTTCTTAAATATTGCGTTGGCAATGTCTTGCTGATCTCCGCCATAAACACACACATACAGCGAATGTGCGTCTAATGTGAAGTTCGTGGCCCCCTTGGTTACTGCTGCACCGGTATTGTTCTGTGTAACGTACGCATCGGTTACGCCAGCGACTGCTAGCACGTTGGCATAAATGGCACCCAGTTGATTGTTCGCATTTCCGGCTACCGACTGTTTTCTGCGGTATTCGAAATTAGCTCTACTCTCTACTTCGTTACCAGGCACACCAGCCGTCGCGTTCGTAATTCCTGACCAGCCTGATATCGCTCGGTATATTGTGTTTAGCGCTCCGATAGGACATGCGATCGGGCCAGTCGCTTGATTCTGGAAAACAACGTTCACTGATCCTGATGATGGGATTGTCGCGTCAGCAAGTGAGTAATAAAGATATCCGCTGGCATCCATAGCAATACTGCCGGCAGGGATTACGGTACCAACAAGACCGGTACACGTTGCGGTAACCGTGGTTCCTAGTGCTGGGATGCGTTCAATAAAGTAAATCTGTCCAATAGCATCTTGCATTCTTCCAGATGCATAGTCTGGGTTTATTTGGTTTACCAACCATGCTAGTTGGTCATTCTTATCGCCTATGATTGCCGTATCACTCATTGCAATCTGGCCTTGCGGAGTGGTGAGGCTTTTGCTCATCCCTCCGCCCATCGCATTATCCAGATCGGTCAGTCTACCGTTTAGAACATCAACCTCATCGGGAACTGCGACGCCAGTATCTGAAAGCGTGACGGCAGGAACGGCGGTGCTTACTGTTACATCAGCCATTAATGACCTCATATTTGGGAGCGAATTCTTTATGATGAAAATGACTGGCTATTCGGTATGCAATGGAAGCCCTTTCTGGGCTTTCGAAGGTTCCAAGATGCTTGTTCTTTCCGTTTATCTTGATGTGCGCAACCCAATTACCAATCTTCTTCTGCTTGCTTACACCTTTATATCCACTTGTATTTGCCTTGGACTTTTCTTTGTTTTTCGCATTTTCAGACCGAGTTGCCAGCCTTAGATTCTCAATTCTGTTGTCCGATCTAATCCGATTAATGTGGTCAACTTCCTGCTCAGGAAAAGAGCCATGAACGTAAAACCAAGCAAGTCGATGGGAATGAATGACCCTACCCATAACCTTGATCTTCCGATATCCGTCTATATCAAGTGTTCCAGCAATATCACCAACGCATATCCTGCGAGATGGCTTCTTGTTCCACGTAAAACATCCTGTTTTCATGTCATAATTAAGCCATGTCTTTAATTCTTCATGAGTCATTATAAAAACACCGTTGATGTGATGTTGTTTTGGTCTGTTATGGTCATAACCCCAGTGGCAACGCGATCTTTGTTCCCAACGGTGGTTGTGCAAAATGCTGATTGAACATATGGAAGTTTTTTGGCTTCTGTCGCCATCTTGGTATTGATAAGTTGCGTACCGGGCCAATGGCCTAAAATTCTTTCGTAATAGGGAATTCCTAGCGTGGTGTCGTACCACACCTCACCAAGAAATGTTGAACATGCGCACGCAACGTCTTGAGCGACTGAGTATGGATTAGAGGTAATAGCAATGCTTCCGGTGTCGTCCAGTGAGATGTCCCACTTTTCAGTAACCAGTTGGAATGATTTAGTGAGCATGTAAACTCCGGGCAATAAAAAACCCGCCGAAGCGGGTTATGGGACTGGGGAGCCTGATGTTCCTCCACCGGTCTGGACACCAGAGGTTCTGTGCCCAACAAGTGATATATCACCAGCTTGGAAATCTACATCTGACGTTACTTTGTTCTTGAAGTGCGCGGTGCCGGAATAACTACCTTCACCCTGCCCAACTTGACCATTGAGCAATATCTGCGGAGCGTTTATCTCGGCTCGGCTTTCTGCGTTGATTGACACCACATTGCCGTTAACATTGACCAAGAGTGGCGATACGATATCAATGCCATCGTTGGAAAACTTCACATATTGCGTAGGCTCGGCATTCAATATTCCGCCAAGGTAAATACCATCTGATTTGCTATGTACGCGCATGGAGGCAGGGAGTGACTCTTTTTTCTCTTTTCGTACTTTGGTGATATCACGATCACAACAAAGCATCAGTCCAATATCCCCTTCCACTGGGTCCATAATCACCGCACTTGCCCCCCGCTGTAACCGCCAAACAGGGACGTTAAAAACTGGAGTGTTATCGATACGTGAGCCATCAGCAGAAAACCCGCTAACCAGAGGGATCACATCCAGCAGTGGCCCTTCCTTAACTTTACTCACCATGACTAATTGGATGAAAGAGTTGCGAGCCATAAGAGTATTAAATATGAACTCACTGATATTCGCCTCGCAGTTAACATTTTGAGGTCTATAAGAAAACTCACCTTTTTGAGACATCTACGACTCCGAATCTTGGTTTGCAACAACGAAAGAGAACCAAGGACCACCATCAACCCATGAGGATATGACGTGCTTAACTGTATTTATGGTGTACATACCTGACGCGCCGGGCAATTCAGTTTTTAGTTGCATCTTTCTTGGTGCAATCAAGTTTGATGAGAACATTGTGGTCAAGTACAAACCATCTCTTGTCCATGTTGGGTATCCGACAAGACCATTATCCTTTGAAACATAAGGAACAATATCATTCCAAGATCCCTTCAATGACCAGATTCTTATCGTTCCTGTGCTGCAATCAATATTCAATTTAGCAATATTGGCTAGCTGTATGATCTGGCTAACTGGATCACCAACAACATGTGGGTTTGAGAGTGAGAACTTTATATCCTCAAGGACAGAAACCATTATTCCCAACGGATCAGCAATAGACCTAATGGCATCAATGACATCAACACTCCCCTCGACAGAGAATGGTGATGAGGGAAGAGACCTCTCTGCGCCCAGTGCGTGAGCCTCTATCACTAGCGGTGCATCTGGTGCCTCGTTGAAGTCAGTAGTGGCAAACGTTATTGTTCCTGAGAATATAAGCTCATCTTGAGCCCATACCTTTATACGATTATTTTTTGTCTGGCCCCGCAGATTACCTGCATAACTTAGCTTTGCCATGTTACTAAGATTTAGTCCATATACGCGGCATGTAAGGGTAGTCAGAGCTGCCCCTCCATATCCATTGTATTCAACTATCGCCCTTGCATTATCAATCGTAAGTACGTTGTCATTAGTTGGACCCTGTATGCCGTCGAACACCTGATCGGTAAGAGTAAACTCAATTTTTATTAATCGCTTTTTGTAGGTCATGATTCCATCTCATCAGCCGTGGCATAGAACAACTTAAAACGCTCTCCAAGCTCATCATAAAATGGGTCTAAGTTTCCCTTCGTATCAGCAAAGAAAAGTTCGCCACGGAACTTTAGATAGGAATACCTTACTATTTTGTTGCAGTTTAGGCACAGAACACCTTGAGCTATCCATTTGTCGCCTATGCCAACATCCATGTATAAACCTGTCGATCGCTGCACAATCCTTAATGTGACCCTCTGTCCGTCAAGAGATACGGAAACTTGTTGGCCTTTTGTGGGGATGAGGGAAATTTCTTGCATTAGGACAACCCCTTAACCAATTCATCAACTGCATAAGAAAGATTTTCTAGCGCTGATTTGGTTGCACCATTTACTGAGCTGGTGAAGCCAGAGGTGACGTCGCTAACAGCATTAGTTACCGATGTTGCTACCTTAGCCGTGCCCGATGAAATGGATTGTTTTAATCCAGATAATGCAGACCTAACATCATCTACCGTGGCATCTTTCGCATTCCCATTCACCTTTTCCTGATCGACTCCACCACCTTTTGATTTGCCGTTATCAGTAGGCTTTTTGTTAGCAGTTGTACTGGATAGCGTAACCTCTGCTTCCTGCAAAATTGCTTGGAAAATTGCCTCTACAGTCAGAAGCGTCACATCAGTGGATGAGGTTCGATAGTTGTATCTGACTAGGTCATAGTTCTCATAGGTTGTATCTGGAGTTTCAATGTCATAGACGTCTGCAGACGCCACCATTTTATCTAACGTCCCAAGCATGTCCGAACGGCTGGTCAATGAGAAGTTAGTTAGGTTTGGGATGCTACCGCTAAAACCGGTCCATCCTTCAAGAGTGAATAGCAACCTGATGATTGCCGGCCTTTTCACTTTGTTGAAAGAGCTATACGAACCACCCTCTATAGGTGCCGACACCACAGCTGCATCAGCACCATATTCAATGCCCAAAAAGGATGAGGGGTTGATCGCGCGAATACCTGATTTGAGATAGACACCGTAACCAGGAGAAAGAGTGCTATTAATAATTGAAAATATGTTTCCGCTATTGATAGCACTGAGTAGAGTCGTTTCATTCAAATTAAACATTAGCTGTTCTGCCCTGTTAAGAATGATTGAGTGAGACTGCTCTGGGCCATACCTTTACTTGCAGCATCCTTGGCAAGGCTTTCCATACTTCTAGCATCTGTTTTGATAGTTGTGTTCTTGAATGTAATATTTGTTCCAGACTGACCATTACCACCAGCTTGAGACGAATAGCGCTGAGAAGCCTGCATTCTTGCTATGATTTGCGGTGCATAATTCCTAGCCTCTTCAGGTGCATTCCCCATGCCCTTCTTCTCAAGGTTACCCATGCCCCAGTTATATGCCGTTAAAGCTTTCTGAACATCTCCGCCATATCTCTTAAGAAGAGAACCCATATACTTGGCTCCAGCCTCCAAGGATTTTTTTGGATCGAACTCGCTGCCGTGGATGCCAAGATCACGCGCTGTGTCCGGCATTATTTGCATCAATCCCTTAGCGCCAGCATGCGATACCGCGTTAGGATTCCACCCTGACTCCTGAGCAACCTGCGCTGTTAGTAATCCTTCTGGTAGCCCATGTTCTTTTTCAAGTCTGGATGTTTCTCCTGAGAACATGTTCTTTAGGGCTTCCGCTTTTTCACCAAGCCATTTACCTGCATTCCTCGGATCCATGCCGGTTTTTTCTTTAACATAGTCAGCAGCGGAATTTGCACTATCCGTTACACCAGGAAGAGCATCCTCGCCGTTTCCCATCTTGAATAGGGATTTTACTTTGTCTCCAAACGATGAAAAATCTAGGTTGAATAGACTCTTAAAGGCATCAATAATGAGTTCAACAGTTTTTCTTCCTTCATCAAGATTCTCATTCAAATCTTTGATGTCAGCAGATAACGACCAGTTTTTGGTATCAATACTCAACAAGTTTCCAACAGCGCTGGAAGCGTCTGTCACATCCTTCCATAAAATAGAGAAGGTTTTCCCTAGCTCATCAAAAGATGCGTTGATCTCTTCACCATGCCGGTCAACCCAAGAATTTAGGTCATCTAGAGCGTCAATGATTTTCCATACTGCCGGAAGCAATTTTTCATACAGCGTGAGTGACGTTGACTCCCATGATTGGCGAACCCTAACAAACTGCTCTAACAGTCTTCTAGCCTTCTCTGTCAGAGCGTCAGTTTGCTTAGAAGTACCCTCAAAAGAACGCTGCAGTTCCAGCATTTTTCCGCTAGAAAGCGACTGAACCGTTGCATTATCCAGCCCCAGCCTTTGCCCGTAATATTTCTGCTGATCTTTGTTTAGCTTGTTCCAGTTTTCAGCCAGATATTTCATTATCTGACTAGCATTCTGGTTGGTATCAAATTTGGTATTTGTTTGAGCGCTGAAAGCGAATAACGTGTTTAAGGTGTCATCAGCACCAAAACCAGAGTTAAATTGAGATATAGAGCTCTGGAATTTCTGAAGATTCGAACTCATCGCTGAGGCAGTGGATCCTACTGCCTCAGCAGATTTCACCCATCCATCGAGAGACTTGGCGGATGTATCAATGGCTGACGCCTGAACCCCTAAGTCAACAAGAGACTTTGTGGTGTCGTTAATGAAGTTTTTAACCCCGTTGGCACTAAGGGCCACGCCAGCCAACGCCAACATGCTCTTTCCGATGCTGGTAAAAAAAGATGAAGCCTTCTTGCCATAGACTTCCATGTCTTTAGCGGTAGATTCGGCTTTTTTCTTTGTCTGGTCTAAACCTTCAGATACCTCACTCTTTCCTTTTTTGAACCCTGAAGCATCAAGACCCAGAGTGACAATCAGAGCATCTATTACCGTCGCCATTACTGGGCCTCATTTGCTTTATCAATGACCATTTGGTTGTAGTTATCTACAGTGATTATCTCTAGCCACCACCACAAATCCTCAACACCCAATGTAGTGCTAAGTTCTGTCAGTGAGCACTTTCCCGATGACAGAACAGTAGCGATTGTTTTGGGCACATTGACGTAGTCAGCCAGCCCATATATTTGCTGGCCTACTACAGGAGGGATGTCTAGTTGGCGGTGGCGGTTAAAAAATCAACATGTAGTTTTAGAACTTCGCTGCGCAACTTCAATCGCGTTGACACCTCTTCGGTATCATCATCGATTAAACCTCGTTTCACTGATTGGTTAGATGGATCAGGAACTGCCTGAACACATCCCATCAACTCATCAAGGAGTGGTCTCGCATCTTCTGGTGGAATTTGAGCGATCATGCCAAGACCAACCTTAGCCATTCCAGCCATACCCATATCAGTGAAGTTGTCTGGCAGATTAACTCCATTTTTAGCCATTGCTAGACCCGCTCGGATCGCCCACCACTCAGCCTTAGAAGCCGGCATTTCTTGAATGTAAAACATCTTGCCAGCGTCACGGCCCTTACCGGTTACCGTGTAAAAAAGTTCTTTGCGTGCCATATCTGACCTTATGCGTTGTAAGCTTCACCCACGACCGTCTCCCAGTTAATCTGGTAGGTCATCTGCTGCAGGACGCGGTTAGCATCTGGAATTGCTTTCACGCGCTGTAAAATTCCGTTTGTTAGCGTAAATTTTCGACTAATAGCGGGAAGGATGATCGTGGCATTGCAGCGGAAAACCGCCTTGGCCGTCTGCGATGTTAACTGCCATGTTTCGAAAATTTCTCGACTTGGGCTATCTGGCATTATCGTGATGGTCTGCAGGTATTCACCGAACACATAACCACCGGATAACTTACCATCAGCACCACGGACAGATACCGCCATCTCAGTGTCACCCAGCGCAAACATGGCATCCGCCGCATACCCCTGAAGCACCTGAGCGCTCGGATATAAGTTAGTAACAGTGAGGGCAAACGTAGCGTCAGCACTGGTAATCGTATTAGACATTTATTTGCTCCTATTGAACTTCAATGCTGGCAAGAGTCAGTTTTTGCACACAGCCGCCGTCACAGTACCAAAGTGTCATGCTTGGGCTGGTTCGCGCTGCGCGTTGCTCAGGCGTTGGATCAGCGATATAGAGGTAGTAACCCTTGGCGATAAGAGAGGGTGAGATATCACTACCAACCGCATTTTGTATCTCTGAGATTTGAGCGCTAGAAAGGTTAACACCTGTACGAATACCGCCGAATAAAATCCCCTGCGCCAGCGTGTCAGCAAAGGACGCTTCGATGATGGCTTTTCCACTGGTGTTGTAAGGAATGGAACGGTTTGATTGAAATAGCTCAATCGCATCTTGCATCAGGTTGGCATTCAGCCAGATTTGGAAGCAGAAGCTATCAAGCCATTTGAAATCACCAGTGATAGTGCCGTCAGCCCAATATTTAGTGTCGTAGTTATTGGCCGTATAAGCGCCGTAGAAGTTGTAACCATTAGCGATCAGCGCATCGTATACCGCAGATTCAGTTACTGTTGCCAGCAATCCAGAAAGCGAGCGATATTTGAACGGAACTCGCCCTTCTTGTCTGTCAAAATCCAAAGATGCCGCGTATCCCAACGCTGACGCTGCATGACTTTGAGAGCCATAAACCAACACAGTATTTTGATAATCGTACACAGAAATAATCTGGTATGAGATTGTCTCTGTGCTCCCTGCTACGGTTGCAGAGGCTTCATCAGTGAAACCAACATAACCGAACCGATAATTCTGGCCATTTGCCCACTTTGAGAATGCTAAGTGCTCAGCCTGATCACAGTCAAATGCAGTGGTGAACATCGCCCAGTTCTGGGAAGAGTTCAAGATAGATACCATCGCATCATTCACTACTGCCACATCAGCGCCTTGCGATAAAATTGCGCCGGTGGCTGCAGTCAGTTTTAAGCCAGCAGATAGGGTTCCGGTCGCATACGTGATAGAGCTTGATGCGCCAGACGTTACAGAATTGATGATGAACGCTTTCTGAGTGGTGTCATAGTCAACGGTAACCTTGTTTCCGATCCCCGTTTCAATCAAGTCAGCGGCTTGCGCAAAACTTGTCGCCGTGCTCAAGTCGATGCTGGATGACGTTACCGCTGTACCATCTACGCTTAGCGTTAAAACACCACTGAGTAACTTTAACTGCTCTAGCGTAACCTGCGCCATTGACCCAGAACGTAACCACGCCGAAGCCTCAGCAGTTGGGTATCTAGCAAACAGCAAGGTGCCAGGTGTTTTTGTTGATTTGTCATAACCAGCGAAGTAAATCTCTGCCATGCTATATTCTGTCGATGCGCTACCAAAATATAACGCGACATCTTCTTTCGAGCTAAACGTGACAACTGAGCCAACTGGCGCATATTCATTGTCAGTCAGGATCAGCCCGTTTAGGTCAACCGCCGAGCCGCCAGCGGGCAATACTCCGGGGTTAATCTGAATATCTTTACGTAAAGAAATTGCCATTTAGTTGTTCTCCGGCGGGTATTTTAAATCTGCCGCGATAGTGTTGACGGCGATGTTATCCATGAAGTCGAGAGGTGTAGTTATCACTGCATTGAATTGGCCGATAAAGTCCATAGTCCAACGTGACTCGTATTGCTGCTCACCGTTAATCATCGTCGTTTGATGTGGCTCTGAGCAGTAGAATGGCTGCATGACATTGCCGTTTGCACGGAACCAATCACAGGCATAATCAGAACGGATCATGGTGCCGATGATAGTTGCGTAGTTCTCTGCCTTGTCGCCGTAGCAGTCGATTTGACATCGCCATTGCGCGCTGCGCTGAGAGTTCTGCTTACCTTGCCCAGCGATGCCATTGTCGTTGTATGTGACGCGGTTGGTTGATAACCCTTGCTGATTGAGAGGTGTCATGACAACGAAATTGCCATCAGGCATTGATAGCCTATTCTCCTGCCCTAGAACCACGTCATCAGCATCCAAAAGGGACAATAAAAAACCGCGTAAAGCGGTTGTTAGGTCGTCTTGAATGATACTTACAGAAGCACTCATGGTGATGCCCTCTGCAAATTGATAATGACACGGCACCAGTCCGGCCAGAGCTCAGGAACTTTCACAACAAGCCACTCCTGATTGTTAACCACTAGGATGTCGCCCCCTTTCTGCTCTGGGCGATTAACGCCGTTGAAGTTACCATTCAGGTACGCTGTTTTCAGTATTCCCTGAATGTTTACGGCAGCACGTAAGCTGGAAACCGACGTGACGCTTTTTCGCTCTTACCGGAACGCGGAGGGGCAAATATCATTAGACGAGGCATCTTTCCAGCCTCAACATCAACCAGAAACTGATCTAACTCAGCCGATAAAAGCTCATTAAACCAGCCAGTCTCATATAATGGGTTGGTATATAGAGTGAACCCCATCAAGCTAGTTCTTGCTTCCTGTATGGCTCGGCGCTTGTATGCCTCAAGAGTCTGCAAGTTTCTCAGAGAGTTGCGATCTGTGACGGCCATGACCCAACTCCTTCAATCTCTCTTCAAGCTCTTCAGCGGAAATATCGGTATATTCAATTGGCCCACCATTTTTCCCAGTAAGCTCACTCGATACTTGATTGCGGAACGCCTGCACTGTTACGTGCTTACCAAGCAGTTCAAGGTTCTTTACCTTGTCGGGCCATTTGATTTTTTTTAGGATTCCGACCATCTCGCGGTCATCACCTCTACCATCAAACATTTCAGCCAAATCGAATCCGCTAAGGTATCGCCTCCACGATGCAGGCCAATCAGAAACTGGCTTCAGGCTCATGTCATCGTTCATGATGTCGAGCACATCCATCTGATCTATTTCGATAAGACGTTTAAGCACGTACGCAGCATCTATACCAACCTCTTCGCAACGCTGAGCCTTCAGCTCAACAACGAAGCTTTGAACGTTAACATTTGCTAACAGTCGTGATGCTTGTTCATTGGCGGTCTTTTCGCTGTAGCCCGCCCTGATTGCTGCCTGTGTGGCATTGAGGTCTTTCAGGTACTCACGGGCAAACAGCTCTTGCTTGTCAGTGAGCTTTGCCATGCTAATCCTCTAAAGTTTCGATATTTAACGGGCCAATAGTGCCCTCTATGTTTTCTTTCGCATCTGCATACTGAGCAATGAAGGTTTCGTGGATTAACCGACCACGGAAGGCGGCAGCATTTAAAGAGCCCTCGACCGCCTTTTCTGCATCGCCACCTTGCGATACATATTCGCTGAAATCGTTTAATTGCTCATCGAGCTTGCTTAGCAGCCAATCAGAGGTCTTATCCTGAATCATTGCAGGTACAATGCGGGCGAACTTTGTTTTATCGCACATGTTATTTCTCTGCTTTGAACTTGAATCCGAATCTGGCAATGAAACCAGCCAGCGGTTTGATGTGTTTCTCTTTTACAACTCTCGCGTAGACAAGAATCTTTATCGCAGAGAGAAGCGGAACTACCCACCGCCGTCTTTTAACCAACACATTCATGGTGATTGACATATTCAGCATTTCCAACTTTTGGCTCGGTGAGCACTTCTCACTTTGCGATATTTAATTTTCTAAACGATGATTCCAGCAGCACGTAATGACGTTAGAAGCGCATTTAGCTGAGTACCTGCGCTTGTTCCATCAGCAGCAACTGTGCAGTTAGCTACAGTTGCCGCCTTCTTTACGCCGCCTAATGCTGTTGGTGTCGCCGGTGGCAATTCATAGGCATCACCGCTCACATCTGCCATGGTAGCCACCTCTACGGTAGCCCCTGACTGTGCAATTACACGCTTTGGCATATCTACTCCTGATTGTTTATTGGCATTAGCGTAGACACTCTGTGAATGCCTACGGTGATACCGCGTCTTTCCGCTTGTCCGCCTATACTGCAATCTTTTTTCGCTGGGTCATGCCCAACAGGAGTTTTCATGCATATAGGCTGCCTCTGTTATGTGCGCCACCGGAGGCTGGGCTAGTGAATTTGGTTAGCCAGACTCGCCCCGCTTCGCAGAGGTGCTAACTGACTTCATTCTTCCGCTTTACTTGGATTACCGTATCGCTTTTCGCCTGTGCGCTTTAGCACTCGTAATTGAAGATTTACTGCGCGAATAATTTCCTTAGCCGCTGCCACCCTTCCCGTGTCGAGAAGCTCAAATGCGTTCCCCATGACCTCTTCTATGTAATCAATACGGTTGTATTCAGATTTGGTCATTGAGCTCACCTTTGGGTATCGTTAGCAGCCCATATTCATCCCTGTCGCCAATGTCTTCTAGCATGTCGCCAAACCCATGAACTAAGGCGTTCATATATTTTATGCCGCGCTTGCTTAGCTCTGGAACTTTACCGCCGCATATCACTGCGCCTTTGGCTGGAGTGGGATCAAATTTTTTCAGAAGCTTTGAGTAAAACTTTGCTCTATAGCTACTTGTCATTCGGTCTTTTGGATATCCGTCGAGAAGACCCCATAAGAATGAGTGGCTTACTTCAATATCCCCAGTCGCATATCGGTAGATTGGACGACGCCATATAGCCACCAGGTGAAGTAAATAAGCCTCTGCCACGCGAGAGCAGAAGAAATCACATGAGGTTTCATTATTCATCATGGTTTTCCCTCCGGCAGACCGGGGATCGTAACTTGAATCTCTTCAGCTAGTAATTTACGCTGAGACTCCAATAGGTTTTTCTCACCACCAACACCCCATTTATTCATTATTCTGGCGGCAGTACTCACGCGACGCTTTTTAGACTGATATTTAAGCTCTAGCAGGTTTGCCTGAGCAAACTTACTAACCTGCCCTAATATCACGCTCCTGAATGTTTGATATACCTTCAATTCAAATGCTGGAGATAACCAAGCTGCGTATCTGAGAGCAATAAGCTCATGCGCCCATGTACCTCGCTCGGAGCCTCCATGAATGGTTCTAAGTATTTGATTTTGTTCCAAGGTGCTTTTTAGCTCCTTGGTCACTTCATCGACATAACCCTTGATACCGTCTGCTTTAAGGAACTTACTTGGCTTTTGCCAAAGCTTGGCCTTCTTAGCCGCCACTGCCGCTTTGTGTAAATCATTAAGATTGTAAGTACCAAATTCTGTATTTCGAACTGGCATATTTTCGATAACAATATTCGTTGGATATTGCATGATGACTTCCTTTTAGTGATAAACCTTGCGCTCAGGAAGAACCAGCCCGTAGAGGGTTCATCAGACCACTGCTGATCTCCTCAAGGCTTATCCTGAAAGGTTCTACGGTAGAATTGCGCCGAGCGTGGCGCGGATGGTTTACTTCAGATGTAAAAAAGCCCCACCGAAGTGAGGCTCTATTGGGTGTTTGTTTGTCTGGCTAATTCCGCTTTGCGAATGTCTGCTTTGTCTATATTGCACTGCTCTAATGCGGAATAAAGCCGGGCATTTAGTAGAAGGCTATCTGACCATGACATTAAGTTCGGGACTTTAGGTTTCGGCGTTTCAGCAGTCAGATTAGAAGGTAGCGGGATTATCGGCGCTTGAACGTATACCGTCCGCGTATTCCCGCAGCCGCTTAACTGCATCAGGAGGAATAAGACGATTAGCGCAATCATCATTCGCAACAGCAGCTTTGATGTCATTCTCGGCTCTCTGTGACTCCAATGCGTCCTGAGCTTTTGCATTCTGGTTAGCCTCGGAGATTTGGTTGAATAGAGTGACAGTGGTTAGGACGTTTTTAGTGATGGTCTCTGCGCTCTGCTTGCTGGCGTCCAGATCGCTAACTTTCTCGTTCAACTTTCCGTTGTTGTGCCAGAGGACACCAATCCCTACAGCAAGCAATGCCAATAGAGTCAGCAATACAGTGGTTAACTTGCTCATCTCTGACTCCAGGTGCAAACCTCATATTCAACGTCGCGCCGATTCATCAGGCCTTTCCACTTCTTGCCACCGGCATATACCCAGCGCTTGAGCTCATCACATGCTCCGGCATAGTCACCGGCGTTGAGCTTTTTAAGCATGGTGGACTTGATAAAGGCGTTGGCACCAACGTTGTAAGAAAATGAGTAGATGGCGGCGAGCTGCGTTTCTGTGGTTTTAACTTTTATGCTCGGATTTACCTGTTTGGCGATCCGCTCTAAGTCGGCCTTGGTCAGCGCATCACACTCTGCATCTGAATATCGCTTGTTGAGTATGATGTCATTACCGGTATGACCATCGCAGACTGTAATTATTCCTACCACATCTTTGTAGGGAACGTACTCTCGCCCCTCTAATCCACCGTTACCGCTTAGCATTACCGTTGCGATTGCAATGGCACCGCCACCGATAGCCGAGGCGATTTTATTTCTGAGTGTTGGAGACAATCCCATTAAGTCTGTCCTCCCGCTCTTTGCGTCGGTAATACCAGTTAACGCCGCAGGTAATGACTGTGCATGCTATACCGACAATGATCGCCCAGTCGCTTAGGCTGAGCCCTGCCATTTTGTCGGCCAACATCCACGATACCTCTTTTGTTGTTTCGGCATATGCCTTTGCAGAGACACCGCAGCCAGTCAGCGCCGTGCCTGTGACATATGAAAGTCTGCTATAAATTGTGCTCATTCTAGTCATAGCCTCACCTCCCCTGTGGGGTTAGGTGCTGTGTGTTTGTGTAGGGAATAGCGTCATCCGTATCCATGCCAATCTAGAGGATGTGTGAGTGCGGTTGGTTGGTTTTGGATGACGCTAAATGCAAGAAAGCCCCGCACGATGGCGAGGCTTGAAATTAGAGTTGTGGGCTGGAATTGAACCTGCATCTGACCAATATGACAACGGGGTGAAAGCCCGGATGGAGTTTAACCATCTACCACAACTGTCATGAGCACTGACAGGCATTGCCACAATCAGCCGCGAGTTTTCAGCTTCTAGCATACTCATGGCGACTGGTTGCCGTTCCGACTAATACTCATGCAGTTGTGCAGCACACCAAACGCTCCGGTTTACCCTTCTTCGCTGAGTGATGTGCTGAATAGGAAAAGTGCCGAAGCATGCTTAAGACACACTATCGACACCTTACCCTCTTATTATGGCTAAATGGATAATACAAAGTCAAGCATATATCACGCTATTTTTTGAATCTTAGCCACACGTTTACGGTTTTTAAATGCAATATCGAGCTGGGCGTACAAAATCCATAACGTTGCTTTTAGTATCTCATCGATTTCATTTCGACAGGTTCCGAGTGATGGTTTTCTCCAGCCCTCACCAAGACGCCCTCTGTCGATTTTGCGAGGTTTTGCAGTGGAGTGATAGTAAGATGCAATGGCTCGCTTAGAAGAACCATGCGCGTAATAGCTAAGCAGAATGCCGAAGGCTTTTTTGTCAATTTTGAGAGCGGAATCTACGACCTGAGAAATCAACATTCCGTCATCATCATTGCACATTGGGCGGCTCGGTGTTCCGCTTGGCTCTACTGTCGCCATGTATTGAGCTATAACGCTGCTCATGCGCTTCTCTAATCGACCTGAGTAAACCCATGCGCCCCACAGTTCCAGCCAGCCATTAATCCAATCATGCTGCTCTTTGGTGAGTTCTAACTGCCTTATGTTCATGCCGCCCTCTCATATGGATGAACTACGCCGCAACTATCATGCTGTGTCGAATACATGATGTGCACTCCTGGCATTACGCTATCAGTGACAAACATGTAACCGTCTTTGGCTTGAATGATATGGTGATCGTGGTTGGTTTGGTCTTTCAACCATCTGGCTTCTTCGATTGCTGCCTGTATATCGTTGAACATCTATGCAGCCCCCTGATTTAACGCCTTACGTTTCGCTTTGTACTCGTCTCTAATGCGCTCAAAGTCCTTCCGTGTGTAATGACGAGCCTCATGTGGTCCCATAAGCCTGTTGAACCGCTCAGTGCCAATTTTCGCAATTAGATTGGGCTGGTATCCGGCGATGTTTCCCGAGAGGTGGTTATTACATGGGGCGCACTGCTTGTGGCAATTGTCCTCATCGAACCTCAACTCTGGGTTGCCGCCAACGGTGCGAAAGTGTCCGGCGTGGTATTGCCCATTATGAAAACGCCCACAACTGATACATGGCTCCGCTGAGTCACGTTCTCGGATGTAGGCGTTGAATTCGGTCTGGGCTTGCTTTGCGAAGTAACTGAGGGGTTTTACTGCTAATTTGCGGATTTTAAGTTTGTCTTTCTTTTTCTTCTGCTCTTGTCGTCGCTTGGTTTCCAGTTCTTTTAAAGCCTTTTCTCGGTTCTTTTGATTAACTCTAATCCCTAACTCTGCCCCATGTTCTGGGCAGCACCATCGTTCATTTTGGAAGCGTGGAATGAACCACTCCCTACAGATTGCGCACTTACGTCTAGCCATATTTATCTCCAGATTTTGGATGTCTGTATTTTTGAATTAGGTAGGTAATTTGATTCAGGGAGAAGTGCTTGAACGAACCAGTGACGATTGTCTGCTGATAGTGATTTAGTGGCCTGCACTCCGTTGTTTTTGTATCTATCGAGTAGTTTATTAGCTTCTTCTGTGGTCATGGGTTCGTATGTGAACCACGTTCGCTTCATCTGCGCCTCCATGGTTTTCTTTTCTTATCCCGCCATGGTTCATTCCTGTTGTAATGGTCAGTAAATATTTTTGGCGCTGATTCCCATAATCCAATCTTCGAAGATTCTTTCTGTGTGCTTGCTATGCAGTATGCGATTGCATATGAAATAACTGTTTTCTTCATGCGGCCTCCGGTGACTCGGGGTCGGCGCTTGATACTAGCAGCGGCTCAATTCCAGTCTCAAAGAAGCTCAACTTCCCTTTCATGGGTATGAACGGCAGTGTTTTGGCATTGGCCAGTACAAAACCTTTCTCACCAAAGAACCATGGAGAATCGCTTTCTTCTACGCAGTCGGTAATGGTTGCAATGCCAACAATGCCACCGGTCTGTAGCTGATCGATTGGTGGAAGCGGTATCCCATGCTCACGGAGTTTTTGGTGAATGAGATTGCACGCCCTGACGTACTCGATAGACTTAACTCCCTGTGAAGCGTGAATCAGTACAGGGCCACGGTATTTAGTGCGCCAACTGCGGTTCTCAATATCTTTGTAGCCATTGACTATTAGCCAAGCCCACGGCTGCCTGATGCTTATTGCTTTCATGCTGCTGAACTCCTGTTGTGTTGTTGAGCCCAGCGCATTACCGCCGATGACTCTTCGCTAAACTTTACGCCCTGCTCCGAGCCGAACCAGTAGATAGCCTCGATAACATCAATCATCTCGCTTACTCTCATCTTGCTTGTGCGCTGGCCAAACATGACAACGCCGCCACCGATACCCGGTGCGGTTCGCTGCTCTTCTTTTTTGGTCTTGGCTACCAGTGCGGTAATGAGGTCTTTCCAGTCATCTTCGTCGTACTTCTGCCCATACCAAACAACCTGCTTAGCTAAATCATGCAAGAGCGGCCACATTTTCCGATTTTGAGAAAGTGTGCGCTTTGGGGTGGATAGTTCGATTTCGTATGGCTTAGATTGGTCTAGCGGGAGATTTCTGATTTGTTCGATGGCGTGACTTCTGATTTGCTCGGTTCTCAGATAGAAAACCTTTTTGGTCATGGTCTAATCCCCCTGTATTTCGTCCATCATGGCGTAAGTTTTCGGTGCCCTGCCGGTGCCGGATGCTATTTCAGATCTGAGGCATGCAATCAACTCATCCCACTTTTCCAGTACCGGAGAGAGCGATGGGCATTTTTCCGCTATGGCAGGGAAGTGGTCGCGTATCTCTGGAATCTCATCCACTAGTACCATGCATCGGCGAAGGTCGGACGGATCATGCGGTTTGCCAAAGTGGCTCCCATAAATCGGTCTATCCAGACCACAGGCGATTGCTGCCATAGTCGCAGAGCTAATACCCACGTTACCTTTCCCCATCCATTTCAGGACTTTCATTGCCAAATTATCCATCACTCCCCCTTAACCTTGATGCCAGCTACCGTTACTTTTTTATCCAAGTGGTCGTTCTGGCGGTTAGAGCGGCATACCAACGCCCAGAAATTCATATCGCAAATCAGTGCTACGCGTATTTCCGCCGTTAAGCGAAAACCTAGCTTGTTTGACTTGCCGACTGATCGGCGACGCTTGCGCATAACATTGCGTGCGTGAGCCGCCTGTACTTCAAACTGACGCTGTTTTGAGGCATAAACACCCTTTGCAGGTATTTTTCGAGCCTGTTTTTGATATGCGGTTAACAGGTCGTGTACGTCTGATGATTTAGCCATTCTTTTTTTCTCCTTCGATAACCTTGATACCAGCGGCGCGGATCGCTTTAATTGCATCTTCCTTAAAATTGAATACACCATCTGACCAAACATATCTCTCACCGCTATCGGTTTGCTTCAGGCTTGGTAGCTCAACCTCCACCGCCTCGCGGCTTGCTTGCCATGCCTCCCATGCCACCCTATCCTCGTGCAAGGTGTAGGTTCCGTCTTGCTCAACACCTACATTTAAAACATGAGGCTGAGCGCATAACCACGCTTCAAACTGTTCACGACTTGTCATGACTATCTCCACCCCATTGTTGGTGCTGGCTCATCAACTCCATGCAGCTCTTGTGTGTCAGTTTCAAAGGCATCTGCTCGCCAAGAATCAACGCGATCAACCATTCCATCGTAGTGCGTCTCACATGATGTGAATCCGTGATACGTGAGGACGTCGCCGTATTCGAGATGCTGGTGACACATGCAACACTTGCTCATTGCTGACCTCTGCGCGGTAGGTTTAGCTTTTTGCGAATATCTGCAATTTTCTGTAGCCCAGCTTCATTGCTGATCGGAATGTGTAGCTTTTCCAACTGAACAACCGGCTTTGGTATTTCTTCACCAGACTCAATGCGCCGCCCCATGATCACCAACTCTTCAGTGCAACTCTTGCGGAGTTCTGATTCAGACTGGTTCTTGCCGCGCATCTGCGAATATAACTTTGTCACCATCCAGTAAATCGCGTTGCTAGGCCACGGATACGACTCTGGTGACGAATACAAGCCACGGTTAGCGCAGTACTCCATCACTAGGCCATACAGCTCCTCGCTGCTGGGCAAGCCGTTAGCTTTCAGAACACCTTGCTTGCACCATGCGATAAATTGACCGGGTGAAGGCCAGAACGGCGACTCACTGGATCGGGCGTGTTGCATCCCTGCCGATAGCTGCTCTCTGGTTCTGATTCCATTCTCAGCGAATGCAGCAATCCACTGTTTTTTTGCTGCGTTCTCGTCTTCAGGTCTACGCAGGTTGGTTTGGCTTGCTGCTGGGAACACCTGCTTTAGCTGGCGAAACAGAGCATCAACCAAGTTTTCAGCATCAGGATTAACTACCCCCTGCATTGCCTGTGTAGCTGGGTTGGACATTCTGGCCAGCGCCGAACCATCTCGGTTTTCGATAGCGCTCATCAGTCGATGTGTCATATGAAATCCTCCCATGACTCTCTGCTGTTCCAGTGTGGTACCGGATCAGCGCTTGGTCGTTGGCTTCGGTTTGGTTTGCCCATCTGGGCTGATAGGGTTCCCCATTTTTTCCGCAGAGCTGCTGGGGATAGGATGTTTGAGCACCAGAACGAATCTCGGTTTGCCCAGAGGAATAACTCACAAATCTCTTTGTGCGTTCGGTTATCTTGTTGTCTCATCAGTCGAACTACGTTTGCCCAGTCCGCCCAGTTAGGCTCTTTGGCTGAGGCATCAACCACGCAGACCTTCTCGTAAATCCAGCGACTAGCCCTGTCGTCCTCCTGAGTCCCCCACTTGGCTCCAGTGGCTGAGTAAACAAACGCATCTGGATGAGCTGAGAGAAACTTTTCCAAAGCGGCGTTTGAGGATTCGCGAGAATTCTCAGACGATAGTCTTTTAATATTATTGTTATTACCTTCTTGTTCATGATGTGCGGGTTTATGTGCGCCTTTATGTGCGGCATCACTGCCGGAAGCCGCGCCATCACTGGGTTTGTTATGTGCGGGGTAGTGTGCGCCTTTATGTGCGGGTAAATTGTCTGTTTTTTCGGCATATTCAGCGTAATTTAGAATGGTTATCACCGTCCCTTTTCGCTTCTCTCCGTCCACGGAAATCATCCCTTCCTTGACGAAAAAGTTCAGCATCCTAACCACTGCATCACGACTGGTTGGCTTCCCATTTCTATCACAAAGGGAAAGCCCTAATTCAGCCGGTGTCACGACCAGTTGACCGACTTGAAGATCCCATAGGTTACCTTTGAAATTAACTGTACGGGGCTTTCGCTGAGCCCCTAATAACAGGTCTTCCCAGAGAGTGCGAAGGAATACATCCTTTGACCATGATGTCTTCTTAACGCTTCGGTACAACGGGACATAACCAAGCTTCTGGTTTTCCATCCGGTTGCTCCTGCGCTTACGTTCAGCATTAAAGTCAAAGAGCTCAGCTGTAGACATTGCCTCCCCCTTTGCTGTTTACACATTTAGAATGTGGTGCCATAATTACTCCTGTGAATTGATCCAGTACTAGAAAGTCATAGTGATCTGAGAGTCGTCGGCTGTTACCGCAGTTGGCGACTTTTTCTTTTGTGGCAATACCGATTCCACAGCCTGACGCGCTACTTCGCGAATCAAACTGGTTTCCCATACCTTCTCTAGCAGTACGAACATCGTTGCCATGTCGCGGATATTGAGGCGGCTTACTTTCGATTCGTGCCACCCTGCTTGCTTTGCTAACTCTCTGTTAGTCTTCTGCATCATCCGGCAGCGGAGTTCTGTCTCCACTTCGTTGATGCGCTTGCTATAACTTGCATGTTCCATTGATTAAAATTTCCGTGTTGAATAAATAGTTGCACCACCGGTGTAGGTGGTTGGGGTTTCCCCACATTGCGGCAGGGAGGCTATGACTGTTAAAGAGCGGTGTTGCTTAAATTTCTGCTTTTTTGGCTGTGCTTGGGAATGGGCGAATCTCTTCACCCTTAACGCTTCCATCTGGCTGCACTGTCACAAAAATATGACGACCAGCGCGAATGGCTTTACTAATTGCACATTGGATCACACCAAAGTCACTAGCGGCCTTTGCCTGTCCGTGAATTTTGGCGTAGTCAGCTAAAGTCATTTTGTTCATAGGCTCACTCCATTTTCTTTTCACACAAAGAATACTACAGGTATTCATGTAGCGCAATACGCCAGATATTTCGCATTAAATACTATCGCTATTACAATATGAGTATGGAAACTAAAAAGGTACTGACGACAGAACAGCTTGAAGACGCTAAGCGACTGAAAGCTTTGTATGAGTCAAAGAAAAAAACGTTAGGTGTGACTCAATACACCATCGCTGACGAACTCGGTATCTCTCAGGGCGCAGTTGGTCACTACCTAAACGGCAGAAATGCCCTTAATGCACCTATCGCGTCGGGATTTGCTAAAATCCTGCAAGTTCCAATTTCTGATTTCAGCCCTGCTATTGCTAGGGAGGTTGCCGAGTATGCGGCCTCTAACAGCGAGTCTGAATTAGCTGCTAATTCAGTGATGAAAGGTTATGAATACCCTCTATTCACCAGTGTTCAGGCGGGGTCATTCGGCGCAGTTGGTTCTTACACAGAGCAAGATGCTAAGGACTGGATTGGCACAACCAAAAAAGCTAGTGACATGGCTTTCTGGCTTGTTGTTGAGGGTCACTCAATGACAGCTCCAACTGGCAGTCGCCCCAGCTTCCCCGAGGGGATGCTAATCCTTGTAGATCCTGCTGAGGACGTTGCTTCTGGCGATTATTGTGTTGCTGGGATTGATAACGACACGGCTGTGACATTCAAGCGATTTGTCATTGAAGATGGTAAGCCTTGGCTTGAGCCACTCAACCCTAACCCGCGTTACCAGAGCTTAGAGTGCGGAATTAATTGCCGCATTATTGGGAAGGTGATTAAAGCCCAGTGGCCTGAGGATACGTTTTAGGGGGTGTAACTAAGTTTGAACTCGCGAGGCATTGTAATCAGCGATGAATCAGCATTTTCTGCCAAACTGGCTTGTATTCTGCAAGTTAATATATATATTAACTCTTAGGTGGTGATAAATTGAAAGGCTCCATACAGGGTGAGTGTCATCGCATAGTGCATTGCAAGGGAGCATTGAAGTCCCTCGGTGAGTCCCTAAAAAGTGTAACTCCTGCAAAGAAGCAGAAAAGTATGCTGATATCTCTCACTCTACAGCTTGAACGACTAGTTTCTGGAAAGAGAACACCTGATTTAAGTGCTCGCAAGGAAGGGGTGTTGCCATCACTGAATGGTAAGCCAGCAAAAAATTTCTGGGCTATAAAAAAGATCCCAATTAGAGGTTATTACTGGGAATCTGACAGACATGATATGACATTCTTCATGAGTCATTATATATACAAAGACTTTGATCGACTTGATGATGCAGACGTTCAAAAGGTAAGAAATAACTGGGAAAGAATCGAGCGAGGCTGTGATGATTGCTAACAATATGTTTAGTGATGAAGATTTTGTTTTTCCTGAGGTTGGAGAGCGAGAGATGGCGTGTGAACGCCTGATTTTCAACACAACCGAGGATCTTCTTTTGGCAATGCAGGATGCGAACATTTCACAGTCAGAACTTGCTAAAAAGATGGGGAAATCTAAAGCCCATGTGTGCCAGTTGCTTGACGGCTCTAGAAATATGACTCTCAAAACTCTTTCTGATATGGCATATGCATTAGGAGCAATTGCAAAAGTTGTCATACTAAGAGAGGGGGTTGATGTTTCACATGTTGTTGCCCCTGAATTAAAACAGCTTGCATGGAACATGAGTGATGTCAGAAAAAATCCTGTACAGACCATCAAGATTACTATTAAAGCCAGTAATGCGGAATACCAAACAAAATGTTACTAAGTGAATTGCAACTTATTGAAGCATCAGTAATTAACAGCTCAATTATGCGCATAGGAGATTCTTATGGCGGAGATGTTACTTTTGAATATGGTAACCTAAATTTTGAAGCTGGAGGTCATCTGCTTTCCAATCCGGAATTATTGGTGATTGCTGTTAACGCTAGCCCCTACGGATATAGCTATGATTCTGAGAGTTCTGCCAAAGTGTTTTCGTTGAAAATGGATATCAAAATGGTTTACACATATCCAAAAGATGAAAAAATAGATGCAGATTTTCTTATTGATAACACTTGGTATTTCTCATCATTCATGAAAACTTACTTCAAATTCTTTGCCGATACACTGCTTGTACAATCTGGGATTAAAGGAATCTCCCTTCCCATGAATTGACCTATCCCCGCCGCAGAGCGGGGTTTTTATTGCTCTCACTCCTTCATTGCCTCCGCTGCCATTATGTACGTCGCCCTTCTCTTCTCGTCATACTCAATCTGTGCAAAAGATTCCAACATCGAAATGATGTACTCCTTCGTCACCTCTTGCTTGTAAGACACCAGATTCAGCGTTGCCTTTCCCACCGCTTCGCATAGGTCGTTATAGCCGATCGCGTTCTTATCCATATGCCCTCCTGTTTTGCTCACTTTATCATCTAATTGCTAATGGAATCCCCAAAAAAAATAAAAACACATAAAAATCAATACTTAAGATATTTTTTACTCCAATTGAATACTTTAGGTATTTACACAGATAAATATCGCTAGTATTCTTAACTCCATCAACACGGCAGGACGCACTACCCAACAGGAAGTTGGATGCTCTTTAACAATCAGAAGGTATGCCGAGAGGTGTACACCAAAGTTAAGTTGGCTTTGGGGTGTGGTGAATGCGCAGGCTGATGCGCAGCGAAGCGGAAGTAGCGTGGGAAGTGTAGGCAGAACCTAATCCACATGCCAGAGAGTCAGTGCCGGCCACCACACCACCAAAGCTAACTAACGGAGAAATCCATGAACGCAAAACAACGCTGCAAATTACGCCGCCTAGAGCGCCGTAGTGAAGAGAGAAACTCAGCCAATGCAGAGCGCCGGTTGGCAAGCAAAATCGCTACCACGCTCTCTGGATGCTCAGAGAGAACAGTAAAAGCACTATCTCTACCAACACCGAGAGCAGCTAAAGAGCTTGAGGTTGAGGTGAAACGAAGTAACCACCGTATTTGGTACAAAGACACGAACCCGCTTGGAAGCAAGATTCATGCGGTGCAGAAATCACGCGGGAAGAGCATTCCCTTAATTTAGAGAGGTAGGTATGGAGTCTACTAGTAGTCAGAAAATATTAAAGGCAACAATTGAGTTAAACATTCAACTTGAGCAAATTTTAATAAACTCAAGCCTTGAAAAGAATGATGGAGAAGCTGTGATAAGCACTCTTCTCCATGTTCTGCAACAAAGCAAATCTAACGGACTAACGAATACCTAGTTTCTTTGCCATCTCAGTAATTATGTGGTCATGCCTTGCATCAATGGCAGAAATGGCAGCGCCACAAATTGCGCACTGTATAAAAAATATATTGTGGTTAGCGCCACGAACCCTAGTTTGGGTAGCAAGTTCAAAACTAGTGGAAGTGCAATTTCCCTTTGGGCATTTCGTTAATAACGCCATTCTTAAAATCCTTACTTTGACTGTGGAATAACCAAAATATCAGTTTTCCTTGACTGTGGAAAGTTAGGAACCACCTCGCATGATGTGGATAAAAGCAGGCAACAAACAATCACAGGTCGCTAAGGCAGCCTTTTTTATACCCAGAATGGAGATAGATATGAAGCACACACTAAAAGTTTATAAAGATTCCAAAGAATACCCTGATTACATGAAAGTCCGTTTTGATAAAACAAGCATAGGTAAATCATTCCTGTTTAATGGTCACCGATGGGCGTATGAGCATAGTACATTCGATGATTCTGGCAATTACGACCTGCTTTATCGTTTCGACGATGAGCCATACCCAGAGGAAAAATCAAATTCTGTAGATGAATTAACTGCTCGCGATTACTTCGCATCGAAGGCGCTCGGCCTGTGTTATGCGGACTACCTTAACTACGCCGCTGAGAATGGTGTTCAAGAAGGCTGGAGAGATGGCGTAGCGAAGGATGCTTATCTAATGGCAGACGCAATGTTAAAAGCCCGTGACGAGTAATGCACCTAGCAGGTATTCACTGAGTATCTGCTGTGAGCAATCCCGCTCATAACTGGAGAATGACTGCTCTGGTTAGCTGACACGTTTTGCCCCTCTCGTTAGGGGCTTTTTTATGGCTGGAGGAAAGTATGGCAGCAAAGAAGGCACCATATAGCGCAAAAGCGAAAGTATGGCTTATGAATTACACAATGGAACTCGAAGGTAATGCGGCAGGAGTGATTTCTTCTATTTTTGGAAGCTTACCGGCAGATATGAGAATGCTTGTTTTAAATAAACTGCAAGAGCGACATAGAGACATATCTAGCAAGGAAGCACAGAAAGAAACAGCCGCTTAAATGCGGCTTTTTTATACCCGAAATTCATCGCAAAGCGTAGGCGTTTTGCAATGAAACCAACAATCAAGGAGTAACCCCATGCAAGAACTCAGCTTTGCAGGGTGCCCTCGCATGGGCACTCTTCGCGAATCACAACTTAAACATTCTTGGGAGCGGATTAAACGCGCCGCTCGCCGTCTTATCGACTTATTGAATCAGCCCGGTAATCCCTTATGAGCTACTCAGTAAAGCTACTTCGAGCATTGGCTATGGAGTCATGCCGGTTACGAGATGGTGTCTTATGGGATATAGCTAGCGACCTAGCAAGGGTTAACGGAGGTGTGAAGTGAACGCATACCAGTTGCAGGATTACATTGAAGATCAGCGAATAAAGCAAAGCGACGCCGAACTTGAGCGTCAGAATTGGATTGATAATCGCGCAGAAGAAATCCTTTCAGAGTACCCAGATGGGCCAGAGTCATTTGCTGGCTTTAACCTTCCTGAATCGGTTCGGATGGGCTTGTATACATCAAAAGCTAAAGATGCATACAACGAGTTCATCACGGTAATGGCATGGGAACGAGCAGAAACCGAATGGAACGATAAGTATGGATGGGCGGCATGATGGAAACAGGCATTTATTATGATATTTCAAACGAAGATTATCATGCTGGTGAAGGGATTAGTAAGTCGCAGCTGGATGATATTGCAGTAAACCCAGCTTTTTATTTATGGCGTAAAAACGCCCCAGTTGATGAAGAGAAGATAAAATCTCTCGACATGGGCTCAGCTCTACATTGTTTGCTACTTGAGCCTGATGAGTTCGACAAGCGGTTTATTGTGGCCCCTGAGTTCAATCGCAGAAGCAATGCAGGGAAAGAGGAGGAAAAGGAATTTCTTAAGCAATGCGAAGGATTGAACATGACAATCATGACCTCTGAGGAGGGGCGCAAATTAAAGATTATGCGCGAAAGCGCCCTCGCCCACCCCACAGCAAGATGGATGCTTGAAGCTCAAGGCATTCAGGAGGCGAGCATCTACTGGGAAGATGATGAGACAGGCGTTTTATGCCGTTGCCGCCCTGACAAAATGATAACTGAGTTCAACTGGTGCTTAGACGTTAAGAGCACAGCAGACATGGATAGATTCGGTCGCTCATATTACGACTACCGGTACCACGTCCAAGACCCCTTCTATTCAGATGGGTATCACAAGCAATTTGGCGAGCATCCTACCTTCGTATTCCTCGCGATCAGCACATCAATAAATTGTGGTCGTTATCCAGTCAAAATCTTCACGTCAGATGCACAGGCTAGACAGGCTGGGCGGGAAGAATATAAGCGAAATCTACGTACCTATTCTGAATGTCTGGCCACAAATGAGTGGCCGGGCATCGAGACATTGTCACTCCCATATTGGGCTAAGGAATTAAGAAATGAGTAGCCAGCCACCGATCGCAACCGCAGACCTGCAAAAGACACAGCAATCCAAACCGCCAGCAGAAAAATCCCCAGAACAAACCCTTGTAGCATTCATGAACCATCCAGCGATGAAAAATCAGTTGGCAGCCGCGCTACCGCGACATATGACTGCTGATCGGATGATCCGCATCATCACTACCGAAATAAGAAAAAACCCGGAGCTGGCAGGTTGTAATCAGCAGAGCTTTATCGGTTCCGTAGTTCAATGCTCACAACTTGGCCTTGAGCCCGGAAACTCTTTAGGCCACGCATACCTCCTGCCATTCAATAAAAATAAAAAGAATCCATCAACGGGGAAATGGGAAGTCGTTAGCAAGGATGTGCAGTTAATCATTGGGTATCGCGGGATGATTGACCTAGCACGACGGTCTGGTCAGATAGTTAGCATCTCTGCCCGTACAGTTCGTGAAGGGGATGAGTTCAAGTTTGAGTACGGGCTAAATGAAACCCTGACACACATACCTGGCGAGAACGAAGATGCAAAAATCACTCATGTTTATGCTGTAGCAAAACTGAAAGATGGCGGCGTACAGTTCGAAGTTATGACCTTCAAGCAAGTTGAAAAGGTTCGCAGCCAAAGCAAAGCAGGAAACAGCGGTCCGTGGTCAACCCACTGGGAAGAAATGGCGAAAAAGACCGTCATTCGCCGCCTATTTAAGTATCTTCCAGTCAGTATCGAAATGCAGAAAGCCGTCATTATGGATGAGAAAGCCGAGGCTGGAGTTGATCAAGAGAACGCCTCAGTAATTCACGGAGAGTATTCAGTAGTTGATGGAAGTAGCGAGGAATAAGCCTTGTGGCATCCTCACAATGATATCCGAGTGGGGAAAGTAACCATTCCCTACTCAGGAAAAAATAACGGCTGGTTACTCCCCGATAACACCTTCACATCCAATCCAATAAAAGACCAGCGACTAGCAGAAAAACATAACGCCTTTCTAACGAAACTGGCGCGCGAGCTGCATTGGGCCGCATAGGAGATATTCATGAACAACCTACCAATCCAGACATGCGAATCAGTAGTTCAGCAGCGTGATGCTCTTGAGAAGAAGCTGGCTGATATGGCGGCTGAAGTTGAGTCCGTCAAGAGCAGGATGCAGTTACTTGTTGATATTGTGAACAATGCTGATAACAGCTACTGCATGTGCGGTAGCGCCATGAAAGACCACGGAATTTACGGGTGTGGAAGCCCAGCCGGAATGTTTGATTACCACTATGGAAAGTGGATTGAATCAAAAGACGAAACCCCAGCCACCGACGCATTCACCCGTGATTTGATGGCAAAAGGTGTCGAGTTGTTTGCAGAGCATCTGGGTAGCAATGAATTTGCTAAAGAATCATCTATGGCATACCGGTTCGTCGATCGGATTCGCAAGGGGATTAATGATGCACAGTAACAGCAAAGAGCTAAATACAAATTCACAGGAAAATAAAATGAAAAAGTTTGAATTGGTAGCTGAATTATCTAAAGAGTTTTTTGGTTGCAAATTATTCCGCATTCGCGCGCTGATTTCGTTTAGCAATGTTTCTAAGGGTGACTTAGGCGGCTGGGTTGAAAAAGAGGAGTGCGTGGATCAGTCCGGCGATGCGTGGGTGTCCGGCGATGCGCGGGTGTACGGCAGTGCGCGGGTGTCCGGCGATGCGCAGGTGTCCGGCGATGCGTGGGTGTCCGGCGATGCGCGGGTGTACGGCAGTGCGCGGGTGTACGGAGATGCGCGGGTGTACGGCGATGCGCGGGTGTACGGAGATGCGCGGGTGTACGGCAGTGCGCGGGTGTACGGCGATGCGCGGGTGTACGGCAGTGCGCATCACATTACTGTGTCGCCAATTGGATCTGAAGGTGGTTTCTTAACTGCTTTCCGTCAGAAAGATAACTCTATCGTTGTTCGTCGTGGTTGCTTCTCTGGATCTATCGAGGAATTTGAAAAGGCAATAAATGCTACTCATGGCGATAGCAAATATGCAGAGCAATACAAAATTGTGATTTCGCTAATTAAATCTCGACTAGAAGCCGTGGAGCAGAGCAATGACTAAGCTAACAACTGAGCGGTTAGAAGAAATAGCAAAACTGGAAATAACTGAATTTAGCAATGGAATGGATATTGCGAAAGATGCATATCAATCAGTTGGCAGCTCTGAGATTGTCTTAATGGCTCGACAGCTTCTGGCATACGAACAAGCCGCTAAGAATCCTGTTGCTTGGGTCGTTGGTGATGAAGAGATTGCAGAATTTAAAAACGGTCGTGAAGTTTGCGTGATGCGGGATTGTGATGATGAGCAGTTAGATTATTTGCCACTTTATGCAGCACCGGTATTACCTAAACAGCCTGAATTAATTGGCATGAAGGTTTCGATTGATACTGGCTCCGATAATATTGGTCATCGCCTATTCGGTGAAATCGTCGGCACAAGCGATAGCAACGGCGTTCCGGTGTTATGCATTGAAGTTGCCGAAAATAACGGTGACATGGCAGCACGCGCACAACCTGTAATACCACGTGAGTTACATTCGTTTGTTACTGATGCAGACATTGCAGCGCTACACCGTTTTACTGAGTGCTGTGATGACCCAGAATCAGGCGGTCACGATCTGGAAAAAGAACAGGTGCAGCGGCTTGAAAAAATTGGAGCGTTACAGCGCTCAGGTCGAATTAGCTATATCACTGATTTTGGCGATTATCTGATTTCTTTAACAGTAGATGAACGTTATGGAAAGGAGGACTAGCCAATGACCACATTCACCAAAGAGCAGTTGCAGCAAATTGAAGCCGCTGCGAAAGAAGCTTTGTGGCCTGTCGTATGGTCGGAAAAGAAAGCGCGTGCGCACTTCAGTGAAAAAATAACGCCTGAAGTGGTGCTAGAGCTGGCGCGTATCGCTTTGCTGTCGCTATGCACTGATACGCAAGCACAACCTGTAAGCGAGCCTTACAAGTTGAATGGCTGGATTAGCGTAGATAACGAGTTACCGGAAGAAGGTGTGCGCGTTCTTGTCTTTAGTGATGGGGCTTTTGTATTACTGGCTGAATTTACTGGCGGCGAGTTTTACGACGTGGTGCGCGATGGTGAGGAATTCTTTGAAACCGTAACGCGCTGTGTAACCCACTGGATGCCATTACCCGCAGCCCCAGCACAGGAGAGCGAATAATGAGTAAGCGCAGATCTACAAGAAAGGCAAAAGCGGCCTTGTCCGAACTAAGTATTATTTTCTTAGCGTGTGGTTTTAGTCGCAAGCGCAACCGTGTGAGATTGCCTGTTTTTTCTATGTCAGCACAGGAGCAGAAATAGATGCTGATAGCCGGTTATATTCTTCTAGTCAGCGCCTGCGGATTAGATGCTTGCGACGCCCTCCCCGTTACACCTGAAGTTATGCCAAAAGAAACCTGTGAACAATGGATAAAGCTGATTCATGAGAAGCGGCCTAACCACGTTCTAATGTGCTTACCAGTTAACCAAGATTAATAGCCGCCTACCCAGCGGCTTTTTTATTGCCTAAGTTTGGAGAAAACATGCAAATCGAAATCGGCGAATACGTCATTACGAGTGACACATACAACCTGATACTTAACGAGAAAAAGGTAGCAAAGGAAGGTAAATCGGCAGGAGAAGAGAGGCTTCAGTCCATCGGATTCTACTCAAAAATCTCCACGCTTATCTCTGCATTAATTCAGCGCGAGGTTCTGCTCTCTGACGTCCAGTCATTGCAGGCAATGCAGCAATTAATAGAGCGAGTTTCATTGCAGTGTGAAAAGGCTTTCAAGGACTTTAACAATGCGACACATCATCAAGGGTAATCCAGAACGAACGGAAAGAACGGCAATGAAAGCTGCTCTAAATCTCCATCAGGAAAAGTACGGCGACTATGGGCCAACCAAGAAAGGCGTCACATACACAATCAAAGTTAGCGAAGAGAAATTCTTCATCGAGATTATTAACCGTAAAAAATCATATGTGGCTACATCGATGATGCGGCCTAGGGATTTATCCAAAGTGTGGGGGAATGCAGCGTGAGTGAGTTTGCGAGCAATACACCACTCGAACATAAAGACCGGTGGCAGACGCCAATCGAAGTATTCTCCGCGCTTGATGCTGAGTTTGGTTTCTATCTCGACGCGGCAGCCGAACACGGAAACGCCTTGTGTGCCAGATATCTGACAGAGCGCGATGATGCATTGAATAGCGAGTGGGTAAGCTACGGCGCTATCTGGTGCAATCCACCCTACTCTGCCATCACTCCGTGGGTAGAAAAGGCAGCAGAGCAGTGCAAAGCACAAAGCCAGCCGGTTGTGATGTTACTCCCTGCTGATACATCAACCGGTTGGTTTTCTCTGGCGCTCGAGTCTGTTGATGAAGTCCGTCTAATCACTGGTGGCCGGTTGTCATTCATCAACGCTGGGACCGGAAAACCCGGTAAAAACGGAAACAGCAAAGGCAGCCTGCTATTCATCTGGAGGCCATTCATCAAACCACGTTGCCAGTTTACTACCGTATCACGCGACGAACTGATCGCAATCGGCAGCGGCATTATGGCGGGAGTGAAAGCGGCATGACATGACAGCAGAACAAGACAACGCGATCCGCAATGTAGCGCGGCGATGCAACGAAGCAATGAAATCTGCAATAAAGTCCGCGCCAAAAAAAAACCAACATCGACACAATCACCCGCCCCATTCTTCTCAGCTACTACGAAACCATTAAACCTCTCGGAATTCCATTCGTTAGGTTCCTTTGGACTATTGGCGTTTTGAATGGGCAGTTTGAGGATAAATGATGGAGAAATTCAGTCTAAACCGCCACGAGGCCGCCGCCTTCATTGGGATAGATAAAGACACGCTAACTCAATGGTGCCGGTCTGGGCGCATTGCATATACGAAGAAAAACCCTCTGAAACCAAACTCCCCCTACATGTTCACTCGCACTGCATGCATTGCAGCGCTAAACAATCCGATCCAAACTGTGCCGGTGAGCGCGGTTGGTGCGACAGGAGAATCATTATGTCACTCTTCCGCAGAGGTGAGACTTGGTACGCCAGTTTCACAAAGCCAGACGGTGGCCGTATTAAGCAGTCTCTTGGGACAAAGGACAAAAGGCAGGCCCAAGAACTGCACGACCGCCTAAAGGCTGAGTTATGGCGAGTTAGTCGGCTGGGGGAAACTCCAGCCATGACGTTTGATAACGCATGTGTCCGATGGCTAGAGGAGAAAGCAGCAAAGAAATCGCTAGATGATGATAAGAGCCGGATCCGGTTCTGGTTATCACATTTCAGCGGAGTGCTGCTGAAGGATATCACTGAAGAAAGGATTTACTCTGCTATCCAGAAAATGACAAACAGGAGGCATGAGGAGAATTGGAAGGCCAAAGCCGCGGCGATGATAAAAAAAGGAAAGGAACCGCCAGAGTTCAAGCCCAAAATGGCCGCAGTGGCAACCAAGGCAACCCACCTTTCATTCATCAAAGCATTGCTACGGACGGCTGAGAGGGATTGGAAGATGCTGGAAAAGGCTCCGATCGTGAAAGTACCGCAGCCGAAGAACAAACGCATTCGCTGGCTTGAACCAGTTGAAGCGCAGCGGTTGATAGATGAATGCCCAGAGCCATTGAAGTCGGTAGTTAAGTTCGCGCTGTCTACCGGCTTGCGCCGCTCAAACATCGTTAATCTGGAATGGCAGCAGATTGACATGCAACGCCGTGTGGCTTGGATTAATCCTGAAGAAAGCAAATCAGGGAGAGCTATTGGCGTAGCACTCAATGATACAGCATGTCAGGTTCTGAGAAACCAGATCGGCAAACATCACAAGTGGGTTTTTGTTTATCAAGAGAAATGCACTCGACCAGATGGAACAAAGACAGATGCGGTGAGGAAGATGCGATACGACGCTAACACAGCTTGGAGAGCTGCACTAAAGCGGGCCGGAATAGAAGATTTCCGCTTTCACGATCTGCGACATACCTGGGCGAGTTGGTTGGTTCAAGCCGGAGTGCCGATCTCGGTTCTGCAGGAAATGGGAGGATGGGAATCTATCGAGATGGTTCGGCGTTATGCGCACTTGGCACCAAACCATTTAACTGAACACGCTAAGCAAATAGACGCCATTTTTGGCAATGTTGTCCCAAATCTGTCCCACTTAGAAAGTTCAGAGCAATTAGTTTCGTATAAGTGATTGATTTAATTGGTGCCGATAATAGGAGTCGAACCTACGACCTTCGCATTACGAAT